GAGAATACCAAATTAATACGTCAATTTAAAAATCAATATGATTTAGTTAAAATGGGTATTTCTAAAAAAACAATTTAAAAAAAAGAAAAAGGGGGATTTAATCCTCCTTTTTCTTTCTACCACCTTTTTTCTTTGGTTCTAATGTAATCCTCTCTTCTATTTCTATTATTTGATCATCACCTTCACCTTTAACAAATAACATATAGTCTTTTTCTTCTGTTACTTCATTTGTTAATATTTTTTCTGAAATCAAATCTTCTATTTTATCTTGGATTGCTCTTTTAATAGGTCTAGCACCATACTGTTCGTCAAAACCAACTTTTGATATATATTCAATTACCGAATCTTCATATGTTACGGTATATTTCATATTCTGAAGACGACGGATTAGTTTGTCAAGTTCAAGTTTAACAATCTTATTTATATCATCTTTCTTCAAGGGATTAAAAACAATAACATCGTCAATTCTGTTTAAAAATTCTGGTGCGAAAAATTTACTCATTTCTTTTTTCAAAAGATCTCGTCTAAGTTCGTCTTGGATTGTGTCACTATTGTTAGTCGTTTTAAATCCAACACCTGAACCAAAATCTTGTAATTTTCTAGCACCAATATTTGATGTCATAATAATTAAACAATTTTTAAAGTTAATTTTTCTACCTAGAGCATCCGTCAAGTGACCATCATCAAGAACTTGTAATAACGTTGAGAATATGTCTTTATGTGCTTTTTCAACCTCATCAAATAAAATAACAGAATATGGTTTATTTTTAACTTGTTCTGTTAACTGACCACCTTCTTCGTGACCAACATAACCAGGAGGTGAGCCGATTAGTCTTGATATTGTGTGTTTTTCTTGGTATTCGGACATATCAATTCTAATTAAACTATTTTCACTACCAAATAGTTCTTTCGCTAATTGTTTTGCTAAAAATGACTTACCAACACCAGTACTTCCTAACAATATGAAACTACCTAATGGTTTATTTGGGTCTTTAATACCAACTCTATTTCTTCTAATCGCTTTTGAGATTTTTTTAACCGCAACATCTTGACCAATAACACGACTATTTAATGTGTCCTCTAAATTAATCAATGAGTTTTTTTCATCAATATTAATTTTACTGATTGGTATTTTTGTCATATTTGATACGACTTCATATATTAATTCTTCAGGTATACCGCGCTTATTGTTTTTAAGGTCTTCATCAAACTTTTGTTTTTCATCCTCTAATTTAAGTAGAATGTTTTTTTCACGATCACGAAGTTCTGCCGCTAATTCATATTTTTGTTTTTTAATAACTTCGGATTTTTCTTGTTTAATGTCAATTGCATCTTGTTTTAATTGTTCAATATGTTCTGGTAATTTGATATCAATCTGCATTCTTGAACCAACCTCATCTAAAATATCAAATGCTTTATCTGGGAATTCACGATCAGTAATATAACGGTCTGCCAATTCAACACATAATAATAACGCTTCGTCAGTATAATTTACCTTGTGATGTTCTTGGTATTTATCTTTACTTAATTTTAAGATTTGGAGTGTTTCTTCCTTTGTTGATGGATCCACGATAACTTTTTGGAATCTACGTTCTAAAGCACCATCTTTCTCAAAGTGTTTTCTGTATTCATCTAGTGTTGTCGCACCAATACACTGAATCTCACCTCTAGACAATGCCGGTTTAAAGATATTTGAAGCATCCAAAGATCCCGAACTATTACCAGCACCAACCATTGTATGTATTTCATCAATGAAGATTATAATATTTGGGTTACTTTGTAGTTCTTCAATAATAACTTTCATACGTTCTTCAAATTGACCTCTATATTTTGTGCCGGCAACAATTGAATTAATATCTAACGAAACTATTTTCTTATCTGCCAAATTTTTAGGACATTCACCTTTATGAATCATCATTGCTAAACCTTCGGCAATGGCTGTTTTACCGCAACCGGGTTCGCCGATTATAATCGGATTATTCTTTTTTCTTCTGGATAATATTTGTGCAATACGTAGTATTTCTTGTTCTCTACCAATAACAGGATCTAGCTTACCTTGTTCTGCTAACTTAATTAAATCTTTACTGAAATTATCTAAGACTGGTGTTCCAGAATTAGTATCTTTCTTTTTGTTTTTTTCATTTTCATCCGCGAATTCTATTGCCATATTTAAAAGTTTTATCTAATGTTAGTAATATAAAATGTTATTGTCAACTGTTGACATTTTGTCATATCTGACACATCATAATTATGACATTTTGTCAGTTTTTTGAAAGGATGATAGAAGTAAGAGATAAGATCAACACTTTAAAATAATTAAAACCCACCAAAAAAGAGTAGTTTTTTTCTTTTACAACATTATATTTATTTAAAAAAGAATATTATGGCAATCACAAAAGAAGAAATTAAAGGTACAAAAATAATTAACGAGGTACAATCCTCAAATATTATTAGAACAGAATATGATACCGAAACCAAAAAATTAATCACAGAATTTAAAAATGGTTTAAAATATGAATATGATGACGTTCCCCACCAATTATATACATCATTTAGATCGGCAAAATCACAAGGTAATTTTTTCAATTTAAATATCGCGAAGGTTTTTAAATACAAAAAAGTAAGTTAATTGGTTTTCATTATATTTATTAATAATGGATAATGAATTATTAAAGAGTTTTGAACCCCAATCTGAACTAAATCAAAAGGTTTGGGAAAAGGGTAATGAACCAAAAATGAAACCTGAGATACGAACTCGTTTACTTGAGATCGCATACGTGTTTATTGATTTTTTAGATGTGGATTTAGTTATAACTGACATAATATTAACAGGATCCCTTTCAAATTATAATTGGTCAAAATATTCAGATTTTGATTTACATATTGTTGCTAATTTCCAACAATACCCAGAAAATCAAGTTGAGTTATATGAAAAACTTTTTAATTTAAAGAAAATGTTGTTTAATCAAAAACACGATATCACAATAAAAAATTATGAGGTTGAGTTATATGTTCAAAATGAATCTGAAACTCATTTTAGTAGTGGTGTTTATTCTGTTTTATTTGATGAATGGTCAAACATACCAAAAAAAGAAAATGTTGTTATAGATAAAGAGTTAATCAAAAGTAAATCAAGTCAATGGATGAAAATGATTGATGAACTTATTGATACAATAGATGATGATGATGATATTGACACAATCAAAAATTTAATTACAAAATATAAAGATAAACTAAAGAAATTTAGAACTAGAGGTCTTGAGGGTGATGGTGAATACTCAACAGAAAATTTGGTGTTTAAAATATTACGAAGAAATGGGTACATTGAAAAACTTCACGACCTAACAACAAAAATTCTTGATAAGAAATTATCGATGAACCAATAATTTATTAAAAAATAAAATAATAGTGAATATTGTTATATTTATTAATAAAAAATAATTTATTCAAAACAAAATATTATGGGAGGACTAAAACCTATTGGAAGTGAGAAATTACAAGGAATGGATAAAATCCGTAGAATTATGGAGATTGCCCGATATAACGAAAATATTCCACAACCATTGAATGAGACTGGTAAGGACGAGTATTCGGTAACGTTTGCTGATGGTAATGTATACACAATTGTTAAAGAAAAATTGGGTTATATTATAAAAAAATCATTAAACGAAAGTGAAACAGAATATTTAGGTTCTATTACGGAACGAAAATACTATAATTCATATTCTCAAGCATTGAAACGTTTAAACTTAATGATTAAGGAGGTTAATACGTTGGTTGGTAATAAAACTGGGATCTCATTATTTGAAGGTGATGATGTAAAAAAAAAATACACATTAAAACTACCAACTAAAAAAGAAACTAACGAAGGTCTTGATTTGGAACTAGACGAACAAGTTCCCGCACCAGTTCCCGCACCTCAACCTACTGAACCTCAACAACCAGCGCCGGCGCCAGTTCCCGCACCTCAACCAGTTGAACCCCAACCAGAAATGGGTGATGAAGAAGATATGGATGATATTCCAATGGATGATGAATCGGATAAAAAAGGTGAAGAGGTTAGTTTTAAAACAATTCAAAAATTAACAGGTCGTTTAACCCAAAAAATTAGAAAATACACACAAGAAGATGAAATGAGTTCAGATGATACAAAATATATCATAAATTCAATTTTATCTTCATTAGATTTAGATGTATTAGATGATGACGATGTTGACCAAATAATTGACAGATTAGAAGGTGATGATACCGAAGAAGACGAAGAGTTTAACGACGGTGAAGATATGGATGTACCAATGGACGATGAAATGATGGAACCCGATATGGATGTAACACCAGAACCACCATTAGCACCAGAACCAACATCTGAACTTGGTGAAGATATGGATGAATACCCAAGACACGGAGCAATGTTAAACAGACACAAACATCTAACACACGGAACTTTCGGTGAGTCAAAAGTAGATCAGATTATTTCTAACTATTTTAAAATAGATGAAAATGAAATATTAGTAAAAGAAGAAGAAGCTAGAAAAAAGTTACTTTCTAATCAAGCAAAAAATAAAAAATACATTAAACAATTATCAGAAAGTGTTAACCAGGAACGTGCGGCGTTTAAATTAATTGAGAATTATCCAAATTCAAAAATAATGGGTAAATCAAAAACTGGTAATTTAATATTTAAAAATAAAGATAAAAAATACTATATTACAAGTAACGGTAAATTTATATGAATTATTTAATTTATATCAATGCTTTAGGTCCAAACTATAAGGGTGATAACATCTATGAATTTATCTTTTCAGATAATACCGATGTTTGGGGTGAAAATTGGGAGTCAAAACCTGCGAATGGTTACCCATCACCGCCTGATGTTGAATATATTAAAAAAGTTGGTGTATTACAAAATAATAAAATTAAATTAGACTTAATTCAAGAATCGGATATTTTTTCAATTATAGATTCAATGGATGGTGTTATTTGTTTAGGTTGGGAAAAAGAAACCAACGATACCGATTTCTCAATTGTTAAACGACTTGTTTTTCATTTTGGTGAAACCGAACAAAACGTTAAAGATAAATTGTATGCTAGAGACATAATTCTAGAATTTGAAAAAAAAACAATATATGAAAACTAAAGATCAAATTAAAGTGTTATTGGAGAACGGGATTCGTGCCAATACGATTTCAAAAATGAACGAGAATCAAATTAAAGTTTTGGCGAAAAGGTTTACTCTTAGTGAACAAGCAACACCTCAAAACACAACATCACAAACAATAACAACAACTAAATATGTTGTTAAACCAAATTCAAAAACAATGTTTAATGGTGTTGAAATTGACACAACTGGAGGTAAAACAACTGCCACGCCAATGCAGGAAACTGAACTCTCTGAAAAATTTGAATCAAAAGCACAACAAGGGTTGTTCTGGTCTAAATGTAAAAATAGTTCTGGTAAAACAAAAGAAAAGTGGTGTAAAATGGCAAAAGAATTTTCTGATAGTACAACAAAAAAACAGTACGAGAAAATGCCAGAAAAAAAACACTTAGAAAAAACTGTTAAAAATAAAGTAAAAGAAGAAAATTATGAAAAATTTTTAGAGGATTCTATTGTTGAGATGCTAGAAAAACATATTAATCCTTCAATGACTAAAGGTGACATTTTGAAAACGATCAATGAAAAAACAAAAGATACTGATGGTATTATGTTGTCAAACCCAAAAAAAAATACTATGTTTTCAAAAGACGAAGGTAAAGAAATGAAAACTATGAAAAAATCTATACGTAATAACACGGAAGTTGCACCAACAAAACCAGATACGGACACGGACACTAAAGAAAAGGATAAAGGTAAAGACAGAAAAAATCCTTTTCAACCAAAACACAATCCAAAACCAAAGGCTAAAAAAGAATTTAAAGAACAAACAACCGCACCGACAAAACCAGATACGGACACAGATACTGATACAAAAGAAAAAGATAAGGGTAGAAAAAACCCATTCCAACCAAAACACAATCCAGCACCAAAAGCAGGAAAAGGTTCTTTACCAAACTTTTTGATGTGGAATAAACTTGGTGTTAACTTAAAATAAATAAAATGGGAAATTTAACAGAAAAAGAATTAAACAGAATTGTTAATAAAATTATTAACGAAGCACCAATTGATTATGATGGTCCTGAAAGAATGGATCCAAGTATTGAAAGAAAAATTTTAGGTAAAGAGACACCATACTCTAACCATCCAGCAATGCCGAAGATGAGTAGAGATTTTATTGAGTTAGTTTCATCCAAACGATTTAAAGATACTGTTACAAAATTAAGATCTGCATTAACAACATCAGTAGGGTCAACAGCACCTTTAACAACTGGTAATCCGTTAACCAACCTATTAATGTTAGTTAGAACTGCTTTAAACCAAAGTATGTCTATTGAGAGTCGTAATAAACAAACACTTGAGAAATTAGCGGTCGCTTTAGTCACTAAAGAATTATCAATACCTAAAGGTGCGTTACAATTTGATGCTAAACTTATTGGTTTAGGTCAAAGTGAATCTGCTGAAAAAATGAGAAGACAAAGTGAAGAACCATCAAGAGAGGAAATGACAGATTTGTTTAAAGATGCTGCAAATCACGAAAACGATATTGAAGCGTTTCTTGATGCTATGGATACTTTTGATAAAGAAAAGTCAAAACGACGTTTAATTAATTCTTTAATTGGTGGTGCCGCAAAAAAAGGTCAGTATATGTATCACTTAGTTTCTGAGAAGTTAAATGAAATCCACCCAGATTTAATTGAATTATATACTGTTACAACTGCGATTATTGATCATTTATATTGGCTATATCCAGAAGAAACTATTGAAGCGATGTCTGGTAGTGGTGGTAATGAAGCAGGAACATCTGAAATTAATAATGAAACAGATCCCCCAACCGTTATTGCTAGAGGTATAAATTTTCCAACATTAGTACACGAATTAATTAAGGGTGTTTACGAGGTTTTTGGTACACACGGTTTACCAGACGACCCAAGACAAGCAGAAATGATTATGGGTTCACAAGATACAGTACCTGCTGAAGCATGGGATTTAAAGTTAGGTCCAGTATTTTGGGAATTATTACAAAAATCATATCCAATAGAGATATTAAGTGAGGAAGATATGAAATACATTCAACATTACTTATTTATGCGAATTAGTGCTATGAAAGCAGATGATTTTTTTGAGTTATTTAGAGAAGTATTAGAAGAAAAACCAGCAGGTAGAGAAAAAATACAAAGAATGGTTAATGAGATTGTTAAAGAATTAGAAGAGGATGACGAAAACGAAGAAGAGGACGAAGATGATGATATTTTATCACAACTAGGACTATAAGAGTTTATTAAACAATATTTAAAAACCCCACTTTAGAAATAATTTGGGGTTTTTTTGTATTTATATAAAAAATCTTTATGGGATTAACAAAAGAACAATTAATGTTAGAGTATGTTAAGTGTATGAAAGATACACCATACGCATTAAGGACATATTTACAAACATACGATAATACGGTTTCAAAATATGTACCATTAGAACTATTTCCAGATCAAATATCATTATTAGATGATTATGAAAATTACGAAGAAAATATCGCATTAAAATATCGTCAGGCTGGTGTATCAACAGTTACCGCAGCGTGGATGTCAAAAAGATTAGTTTTCGCAAAAAAAGAACGTCCAGAAAAAATTCTAATTATTGCCAACAAACTTGATACATCAATGGAGATGGCAAATAAAATCAGAGGTTTTGTTGATCAATGGCCAAGTTGGGTTGGTACTGGGTTTTCCGTGGATAAAAATTCACAACGACACTATAAATTAACTAATGGTTGTGAGGTTAAAGCCGTTGCAACATCACGAGATGCGTTAAGGGGTTATACACCAACAATACTTGTATTTGATGAGGCTGCCTTTATTGAGGCGGATGGTGATTTCTGGGCTGCATGTATGGCATCCTTATCAACAGGTGGTAAGGTTATTGTTGTATCAACACCAAATGGTTATGATGCAATATATTATGAAATATACAACCAAGCAACAAAAGGGATGAATAATTTTAAAATCTCTGAGATGTTTTGGTGGAAAGACCCAAGATACTCTAAAAATTTATATTTAGTTCCAACAGATGATCTTGTTGATTTTCTACTAAATAAAGATGATAGGGATCAAACAAAAAACATATCTTTTGAAGATTCGGATCCATATAACAGAGATTATGATAAGATTAAGGAATTATTCAAAGAGGGTTACAAACCTTGTTCATCTTGGTATGAAAAAATGGTCAAAAAATTAAAATATGATAAACGAAAAATTAACCAAGAGTTAAATTGTGAGTTTTTAGGTTCTGGTGATAACGTATTTGACTCAAAACAATTGGACTATATAAAAACAAATACCCTTGAGGACGCACCAACTAAATTAATGGGTAATGCTTTATGGATTTGGAAAGATCCAGTACCTGGTCATAAGTATATTATTGGTGTAGACGTTAGTAGAGGTGATAGTGAGGATTTTTCATCTATTCAAATTGTAGATTTTGATGAACGAGAACAAGTTTTAGAATATGTTGGAAAAATACCCCCAGACGCTTTAGCTGAAATAGCATATAAGTGGGGAATAATATATAATGCGTTTTGTGTTGTGGATATTACTGGTGGTATGGGTATTACAACAGTGAGGAAAATGCAGGAATTGGGTTATAGTGGTTTTTATATTGAGGGTGTTGATTCAATGAATATCTGGGCCGTAAACAAGACTAGTGTTGATAAAATCCCTGGTATTAATTTTAATAATAAACGAGTTCAAATTATTGCGGCGTTTGAAGAATATGTTAGACATAAGTTTAAAATAAAAAGTGTACGTCTATATAATGAAATGAATACGTTTGTCTATGTGAATGGTAGACCAGATCATCAAAAAGGGCAACACGATGACCTTATAATGGGTATATCAATGGCAATTTACGTTGGTGAATCCGCATTCCAAAAACTAGAAAAAGTAACAGAAAAAACAAAAATAATGATTGAATCTTGGACTGTTGCCGATAATAATAATATATCTAAACAGATTCATTTTGATCCTGCAATACCAAATACAAATGTTATGAATGATAGGTTTGGTGGAACACATAATAACCCAACAAGAAATGATTATATTGAATATAGTTGGTTATTTGGTAAACGTTAATATTTATAGGTATGGGTTTAAATAGAAGAAAAAAGTCAGGTAGAACAATTGGTGGTTCACGATTAATAGTTGATGGTCAACCAATTTTTACTGTTATAAAATACACACCTGATTTAAGAAAACAATCTAAAACAGATTTCTTTGTTGAGGGTAATGAATTTGTAACAACAACAACCACAATATCGCCAACAACTACAACAACGACAACAATTTCTTGTAACCTTGTAACACAACAATATGAAAATTTAATAACACAAAATGGTGATAATTTAGTTTTTTGTGATTAAAAACTATTTAGACTATTTATATATAAAACTAACAATAATGGACAAAAGAATACCCGATTTAACACAAATACAATTTAGTGCGATAACCGTTAATGATGTGTTACCGATTGTTAATATTATTACTGATGAAACCAATAAAATAACAATAGATCAGATAAAAAATTATGTTAACTCTGGTGTTACAGATACTTACGTAACTGGGTTTACATATCAAGATAACACTTTCGCAATTTTAGATAATTTAGGAAACACATTTGACACGACATTTACGGAAGTGACAGGATTAACCGTTAATGGTGATTTAAATATTACAGGAACAACATATTCTAATGTAATTTCAGCAACAACATATCAAAATTTACCAATAACTACAGATGTTTTTGTTACAGGTGGAACTTATTCCGCAGGCACATCAACGTTTACAAATAATACGGGTGGGACATTTAATGTAAGTGGTTTTTATACAGGTGAAACAAGTAATGTAAACACACTAACAACGGGTATTGGATTGTCAGCGGACACAACAACAGGTGATATAACGATTATAAATACGGATCCTGATCAAGTTGTTGTGTTAAATGATGGTACAAATATTAATGTAACGGGGTCATACCCTAATTTTACAATAGACGTTACGGGTTTGACAGATTTTAACACATTTACAACCGGATTTACATATCAAGATAACACATTTACAATAACTGATAATTCAGGTTCAACTTTTAATGCGACCTTTACTGATGTTACAGGTTTGACGGTTAATGGTAATTTAAATATTACTGGAACAACATATACTAATGTAATTTCAGCGGCAACGTATTTAAATTTACCAATAACTACAGATGTTTTTGTTACTGGTGGAACTTATTCTTCCGGTACTGCAACGTTTACAAATAACACTGGTGGGACATTTAATGTAAGTGGTTTTAGTAGTGGATTACCTTACACAATATATAAAGCGTTGGTTTCATTAAGTGGTGGTATATTTACTGTAACACAATTAGAAAATACTATAGGAGACGGTAGTGGTGTAAACCCAAATGATATTGAGTGGAGTAATCCATCAAATGGTGTAATTAGAGCAACTAAGACTGGTGCGTTTACATCTTCAAATATTCTAATTGGCGTGGAAAATATGATTCCTAGTGGTGTCCCTTATGTGTGTATTGGAACAAAATCAACAAACAACATTATACAAGTATATATTTATCCTTCCACTTTTATTTTATCAAGTACACCAAACTTTACCAATTTACCTGTTGAAATAAGAATATATTAAATTAATTTAAATGGGATTTTTTATAAAACAAAATAGTAATCTACCCATTTTAAAAATGGATATTGTAAGAGGTGGTATAACCGACTTGTGGAAAAACTTTTATTTTAGGGTAACACCAAAACATTACGAAACAAGTGTATACGAAACAATCAACAACTATTTAATTTTAAACATAAAACATTAAATTTATAATATGGAAAAACAAAATCTAACGATATGGCAAAAACTATCTAAAACATTTGGACCAAACTCTCTCTTGGGTATGGATCAACCATCTGTAAAATTGGATAAAAATGTTCTATTAAAAACAACAGATAAAACACAATACGATAAAGAAAAATTAGAATACCAACAAAGTTTATTTTTAAGTAATCAATGGGAAAAAATAGAAAACAACTTATACGCCCAAGCGGTATATTATGAACCAAACCGAATTGCCGCTTTTTATGATTACGAATCGATGGAATTTACGCCGGAAATATCAACTGCGTTAGACATTTATTCAGAAGAATCAACAACACCAAATCAAGATGGTTATGTGTTACAGATATACTCTGAGTCAAAAAGGATTAAATCAATTTTGGCCGATTTATTTAATAACATTTTAGATATTAATATTAATCTACCAATGTGGATTAGAAACACACCAATTAGAGAGAATTGTATGATACCATTATTAGATGGTACAGAAGTAACGATAAAAGAATTAAGTGATAGGGTTAAGAATGGTGAGGATGTTTGGTCTTATTCAATACAAGATGGAACGAAAGCAATTGTACCTAGTAAAATTATATGGTGTGATTTAACTAGGAAAAATAGTGAACTCTATAGAGTTACTCTTGATGATGGTACATACATTGATACAACACCAGATCACGAATATATGCTTAGAGACGGATCATTTAAACGAGCCGATAAGTTAACCAAAGGTCAATCTTTAATGCCGTTTTACACTAAAAAAAGTGAAAAGAAAAAAGACCGAATCGCTGGGTATGAAAAGGTGTTTAACCCAAGTACAGGAAAATATAAATTTACACATACAATGGTGTCACATGGATGTGTAAGAGATTTAGATTATGAAAAAACAATTAGTGAACAATTTGATACACATCACGTTGATTTTAATAAACTAAATAATCATCCAAAAAATTTGGATAGAATGAAACATTCGGATCATTTTAAATTACACTCGGAACATTTTATTAAGATTTTAGGTTCACCAGAGGTTGTTAAGAAAAGAATGGATGGTATTGATAGATATTTGCGTTCTGAGAAACGGAAACAAAGATTATCCAAAGAAATGACTGGTATCTATAATAAATATTTTGAGAAATATAACAATAGTGAATTACATACTGAACACAATATAATTCGTTCAAATAAAATGTTAAATAACTGGAGAGATAATAATTTTATAGAAAAAACAAAAAAGGGGATGACGATTGAAATAAATGATAATTGTTTGTCCTATATTTCCGAGGTAATTAAAAACAGTGAAACTTATATTGGTATATACGAATTATCAAATATTCTTAAATCTGATAGTGAGTTTATCAAACTATTTAAACAAAACTATACGTTAAATAAAGATATTACAAAATCAATTAATGCTACAACCTTAAAAAAAGTCATTTTAAGAAAAACAAATAAAAATTATTTTGATTTTATTTCCAATATTAAACCAGAAATTATTTTAGATAAAAAATATATTAAAGCGAGGTCAATCTTTGAGGGAAAAACTAAAGTAAAAATTATTAATCACAAAGTTGTTTCAGTTGTTAAACTAAACGAAACGTCAGACGTTTATTGTTTAGAAGCGGTTGGTCCAAATGGAGAACACGATAGACATAATTTTCCGGTTTGTGGTTTTAACTTAAATGGTGAATACTCTAGAGAATCAGGTGTGTTTTTGTCCAACTGTAAGTATGGTGATAATTTCGTATACCTAAAATTAGACGAAGAAAAAGGGATTACAGGTTGTTTACAACTACCTAATATTGAAATTGAACGATTAGAGAGAGGAATGTCGGTGAGAACAATGAACGCTGTTGTTAGTACCCCCACCCCATCCGATGTAAATAGCAAAGGGTTAAGGTTTGTCTGGAAAACCAAAGATATGGAGTTTAATACGTGGGAAATGGCACATTTTAGACTACTTGGTGATGATAGAAAATTACCTTATGGTACATCAATGTTAGAAAAGGCACGTCGTGTTTGGAAACAGTTAGTGCTAGCAGAAGATGCGATGTTGATTTACAGAACATCACGAGCACCAGAACGAAGAGTGTTTAAAGTATTTGTCGGAAATATGGATGATAAGGACGTTGAACCATATGTACAACGTGTTGCGAATAAATTCAAACGAGACCAAGTTGTTGATAGTAAAACAGGAAATGTAGATATGAGATACAATCAAATGGCGGTTGATCAAGATTATTTTATCCCAGTACGAGATCCAGGACAAACAATGCCAATTGAGACATTACCTGGTGCTCAAAACCTATCAGAAATCGCTGATATTGAGTACATACAAAAGAAACTACTAACAGCACTAAGAATACCAAAAGCATTTTTAGGTTTTGAGGAACCTGTTGGTAGTGGTGACAATTTGTCTTTAATGGATATTAGATTCGCCCGAACAATCAATAAGATTCAAAAAAGTATGATTGCCGAATTAAATAAAATCGCAATTATCCATTTATTTATATTAGGTTTTGAAGATGAGTTAAATAACTTTACGTTAGGATTAACAAACCCTTCAAAACAAGCGGATTTATTAATGGTTTCAGTTTGGAAAGAAAAAGTATTATTATATAAAGATTTAGTTAGTGAAATACCAAATACATTACAACCAACATCAGCAACCTGGGCTAAAAAACATATCTTTGGATTCTCTGATGAAGATATTAAACTAGAAATTCAACAAATTAGATTAGAGAGAGCGGTTGCTGCGGAATTAACAAATACACCGACAATTATAACACATACTGGTATGTTTGATATTGTTGACAAATTATACAAAACAGCAAGTGGTGATACCACAACAGCACCACCAGCAGAAGGAGGAATGCCACCACCACCACCACCTGCAGAAGGAGGAGGAATGGGTGATATACCACCACCACCAAGTGGGGGTGAAGCACCTTTGATGGATAGTGTTGAGAAATCAAATTATGATATATTAGTTGAGAGTAGTAATTTAGAAGAGGATGATTTCATTGATTTATCTAAAGGACGTAATTCATTAGGATTAATTGAAAAAGAATTGGACAAATTACTAAATGGTTGATATTTATATTAAAACTATTTAAAATGAAATTCGGTATAATTAAAAGTAAAATTGAGAAATTATTTGTTGAGAGTTATTCAAATAATAAATTTAAAGACCAATTTTTTGTTTTTGAGGAGTTAATACTTAAAAATAAAAACTTAAAAAAAATATATTATTTATACGATGAGTTATCTCAAAATAAAGGTTTAGATAAGTCTCTAGCAGAAAACTATATCAATGAGAGTGTTGTTATATATGAAAACACAATAAATAATGTGACAAAAGAAAATTGGGTTGAGTTAAACGAGTGGTTAAAATCAACTATAACAACCAACCATTATTCAGACGTTGATAATTTATTCTCAAACAACATTACACTTTTAGAAGAAAAAATTAAATCTAAACATAGTGTTATTGAGTCATTACAACAATCACCGAAAAATTTAGTTGAGTCACACGAATTACCATTAAACGACTTGGTTAATGTTGCAAATAAAACAATTAGTGATTACTTAAAAACATTAAATGAATCTGATCAATTAAAAGTTAAAAATATTCTAAAAGAAACTGATGATAAATTACAATTAAAATACGAGATTTTAAAAGAAAATGTTCTTGAAAAATTAACAGAATTAAAGGTTAATGAGACAGATTCGGAAATCATCACTAAAATTGTTGAGACGACAGAAAAAATACAATCAGAAAATTTTGATAAAATAACATATCTAAAACTACGAGAATTAGATAAAGATTTGTAAGTTATGAAAATCATAATAACCGAAAATCAATATAAATTAATTAAAGAAAATATTTCTTTAAAGGAAAAATTGTTGGGTTTAATAAAAAAAGTTGGTTTTGAATCTGTAACAAAGATTGTTGGGTCCTTGGATAAAACGTTTGAAATCTTTGACATTAAAGAACCGATGGATTTCTTAAATTTATTTAATGATCTGGAATCAGTTCAGAGTGAGGAAGATGAAAATTGGACATTGTATCGTTATAAAAAAGGTCATAACACTATGGTTTACGATAGACACTATGAAACAGTTTATATCAATTCTGATGAAATTTGGTCAGTATTGGAAGACAAATTTGGCCTTAAATTTTCTGAAAAACAGAAAATTATAGAGATATGGTTGGGTGAGGTCTACAATTTAAGGGGAGTCAGAATCTACGCAAACGGCACGGAAGTAATTGGAAAAATTGAATGATATCTACAATTTAAAAAAATTAGAATATTTATCAATATGAAAATTATCATCACCGAAAGTCAATACAAACTAATTAAAGAAAACGTTTCTTTAAAAGAGAAGTTATTGGGTTTAATAAAAAAGGTTGGTTTTGAATCTGTAACAAAGATTGTTGGATCTTTGGATAAAACATTTGAAATCTTTGACATCAAAGAACCGATGGACTTCTTAAATTTATTTAACGATCTGGATGTTGTTCAGAGTGAAGAACGTGAAGATTGGACGTTATATCGTTATAAAAAAGGATATAATTTTATTGTTAACAATAGAAAAAATGATTATGTTTATATCAATTATGATGAAATTTGGTCAGTTTTAGAAGACAAATTTGGCCTTAACTACTTTGAAATACTGGAACTTACAAAGATATGGTTGGATGAGGTCTACAATTTAAGGGGAATCACACCCTCCCAATTAAGTAACCTCTATCGTCTAAGTTGGATGAGGTCTACAATTTAAGGGGAATCACACCTAAGTTCAAACGTACTTCTTTAATCGGTTCGTTGGATCATCTCTAAAATTTAAGGAGAGTCACACCTCTTAACATTAATGATCAACATATTCTTATTTTATTTGATATATAATTAAAAATTATGTAAAATTAAGTAAAATAAACAATTAGTATGAAGAACATTTATGAAAAAAGGTAAAAACGTAAAATTAACGGGTTTTAGGAGTTGTAAGGTACAATTCGGTACTGTAGATTCCAAAGAGTTAAAAACAATTTACATTAATTTACAAACTTGGGTTGAACCCAAACTAGACACCGAAAACTGGAATCGTATTGTGTTAAATATGAATCGGTCATTTAAACATTCAGTATATAATAACATAGACAAAACAATATTTGACGAAAAATTTATTGTGGATTTAGATTTAAGAATGAGTGGTATCCAATTGAAAAAGAAATCCTTTTTAAATTTAGAAACAACATTATTCGTCAACGATCCTATTGATTTTAAATCACCAAAATTAAAAAAAATAATAAAAAAATTCGTTAAAGATATTTACGGTGACGTATTAACAGACAATGAATATTTCAAATGTTACTTAACCAAAAACGGAAATATTAAACCAACAAAAGTAAAAACCGAAATATCTTGATATTTATATAAAAATATTTTTAAGTTGTGTTAGAATTGGTTACACATATTTATGTGTTAAAAGACCCAAATAGTGGTGAAATTAGGTATGTTGGTAAATCTGATAAACCTAAAGAAAGACTTGTTGAACATATAAGAAAAAGTAAATACAAAAAAACATACAAAAATAATTGGATTCAAAACTTAATTAAAGAAGATAAAAAACCAATATTAGAAATTATTGATACCGTTCCGATGTGTGAATGGTCAGAAAAAGAAAAGTATTGGATAAAATATTATAGGGAAAATGGTTGTTCTTTAACAAACTTAACAGATGGTGGTGATGGTGGTAATTTTGGTGATGAAATAAACAAACTAATCTCACAAAAACTGAAAGGTGGGGTTTTTAGTGAAGAAACCATTAAACGAATGACTGAATCCGCAAGAAAAAGAAAACTAACCGATGAAGGTAAAAAATTATTATCAGAGAAAAGAAAGGGTGAAAAAAATTCTATGTTTGGTAGGAAACAATCAAAACATTGTATAGAAAGTAAATATAAACCAGTTGAACAATTTGATTTAAATGGTAATTTTATTAAAAGTTGGAAGTCACTAAAAGAAGTATCTGAATATTTATCAATAAACCGAAATTCAATTAGGATGTGTTCGAACAACCAAAGAAAAAGTGCCGGTGGATATAAATGGAAATTTAAATAAAAATGTATATAAACACAAAAAACGAACTAAATAAAAAATTAATTCTTGTAGAGTACGATGCCGGTTACATAAACCCAAAAAGTGAAAACAATAGATTTATAATGGAATCTACAAACACTTTGGATCACTCAAAACCTTTTGAGTTTTACGCTGTACTACAGAAATATAACACACCCAATAAAAATGGTCGTGTTTATCCAGAAAAATTATTGAAACGTGAGGCCGATAATTATAAAAAATTAATTGAGAAAGGTACTGCGTTATCAGAACTAAATCACCCAGAATCATCATTAATTGATCTTGATAGAGTTTCACATATGATTACCGATATTTGGTGGGATGGACCAATACTAATTGGAAAATTAAAGTTATTAACAAGTCCTGGTTTTCACGAGAAAGGGATTGTTTCAACAAAAGGTGATATGGCTGCAAATTATTTAAGACAAGGTGTTACATTAGGTATTTCATCTCGTGGTGTAGGATCCTTAAAAAAAGTTGGTGAACAAAATGAAGTTCAAGATGACTTTGAGTTAATCTGTTTTGACTTAGTGTCGTCACCGTCAACACCAGGTGCTTATTTATTCTTAAATAAAGACGATCGTCATAAGTTTGATGAAAGTTTAGATGAAGAAAATAAAATGAGAGATGTTCGTTTATCTGGAATGGAATCAAGTAGTTTAGATAAAACAAAAAATTTAATGAACAGATTGACCTCATTCCTTGATAAATAAAAATAATTAATTTATTATTATAAAAAAATAATTAATTATGGAACAAGGAGAAAAATATTTTGTGGCGAAAATCGCGTCTGATTCTGTTGATAACGAATCTGGTAGAACAAAGAAAATTAAAGAAGAAAAATTGGTCTTGGCGTATTCACCAACCGATGTTGAAGCTAAAATTACAAAAATCTATGAGACATACTCATTTGATTGGCGAATTACCGCGATAACAGAAAGTAAAATTGATGAGGTTATTGAATAACAACCAATAAAACAATTTTTAAAAAGACGGGTTAATTCTCGTCTTTTTTTTTTGTAAAAAAATAAATTATTTAATAAAAAAGGAGGGTATTTTATAATATTCTCCTTTTTTTATGTGTAAAAATGATTTTTTTCAAAACATAACATATTTATAAACAAATATAAAACGATAAATGAATAGAAAATCGACAGTAGAAGATGCTTTAATCCAAATTAAAAATGTGGAAGAAGCAATCAATAAAAACGCAGAAGGAATACTTGCTTCAACAATGAGGAAAGAAATCAGTTCATTAGTAAAAGAATCTCTTAAAGAACAAGACGAGATTGAAGAACCAGAAACACTTGATGTTGATGATGAAGAAACAGTGATTGATGACACTGAAATGGATGACGAAGACATGGAAGATATTGACATGGATGGTGAAGAA